CCGGTGTCGCCGGTCGCGCCTTGAGGCCCGGTAGGTCCAACATCGCCTGTGGGACCCTGATCCCCGGTCGCGCCGGTAGGACCAACGTCTCCCTGAGGGCCGGTATCTCCCGTCGCTCCCTGAGGACCCGTGCTGCCAGTCTCGCCCTTAGGACCGGTGACGCCTTGCGCGCCTGTCGGTCCCTGCGAGCCCGTGGCTCCCTGAGCGCCAGTGACACCCTGAGGTCCCGTGTTGCCTTGCGAGCCGGTTGCGCCGGTAGGACCTTGCGCGCCCGTGGGACCTGTCGGTCCGCTGTCAGGCTCGACGCCTACGAACTTGCTGCCGTCGAAGCTGAGGACCTGCCCGCTTTCAGGTGTCTCTACGTCGTCCAGCTGGAGTAGCCGACGAATAATGCGAATCGCGGGCACTCAGGCCTCCGAAGGGACGAGGGACGGGTACTGCGAAAGAGACGGCGCGGAATCGAACCGCGCCCAACCGAACTCCCACGGTGGGAGTCCCAGGGTCTCTGAGGAGGAACGCTTAGGAAGCGTTGGCGATCTTGCAGAACGCGCCGTTCACGTCGTGAATGGCGAATCCAACGCGCATCTCCCAAAGGACAGCGATCTCATTGCGCTGCCAGAGGTTGCGCGGCGTGCCACCGATGTTGACGGTGGCCTGATCGCTGGTCTTCACGGTGATGTCCTGGCGGACGCCAAGAATCGCGTGAGAGAAGTCACCAACGACACCGGCGATCTTGCCGGCACCAGCGTTGAACGCATCGAGGTTGCTCGAGTAGTTCACCGGGAGGCCGTACAGAGTGTCGGGCTCCTGGGTGTAGCCGGCGGTGTAGACCGGGACGGTCGTCTCAACCGTGTAGCGCGAGTCGCGCAGGTGAGCACGCACGTCCGAAGCGGCGATGATGGCGTTCGGGCTGTAGCCCTCGCCCTCAACGCTCGCCATAGCGGCCGACACGGACTTGGCGAACGCATCGCCGGTCGTGCCGAGCTCGGTCGAGCTGGTGGTGTCGGTCAGCGCGTCGTCGAACGACGAGCCGCCGTTGATCGCAACGCCAGCGGCGTAGCCGAGGGCGTGAGCGTCGATCTTGTCAGCGAAAGCGCCGACAACGTCCGGGGTGACCAGCAGGCGCGGGTCATCCTGAGCGTCTGCGAGGAGCTCTTCGGTGTAGATGACGATCGCTGCGAGCTTCTTGACGTTCAGCGTAAGGTCGCTGAACTCGGCGCCGGTGACGGGCTTCTCGCCGGACTCGTCGACGAAGTCGACCTGCGGGCGGCCCGAGTAGACGCTCCAGGTGCGCTGCTTGGAGCCGATGCGCTCGGTGCGAGCGAGGTTCGCCACGGCCGACTCACGACGGATACCGTCGATGAGGGTGCCGGCGTACTCGTCCGGGACCAGCACGGCCCCGGCTGCATCAGTTCCCTCAGCGAAGGGGATCTGGTTTGCCATTTGTTAATTGCCCTCCTAGGGCTTGATTGGTTTTCAGATAGAGCGTCGTTGCGCTCTGAGCCGCCGTTTCCGGCGTCGTGCAAGCCGCTCCTCGTCAGTGAGGATGCGTGGTCCAGGGTTCTCGATGCCCGCCCTGTCGCGGGTTGCGTAGTACGCAAGAGCGGCATCAGCGCGCCGTTTCGGGCGCTGCTTTTGCCGGTGCTCAACGATGATGTATTGGCAGAGATCCTCTCTTGGCACGCCGTGAAGCGGGTGCCAGAGCCATCTGCCATCGGGAAGTTTCCAGTTGTAGTGCGTCGGCCCTACCTCAATGCCCCTGTAGGCGCGGAACAGCAGCGGGTGAAGGACAATGCCGTTGCCCTCGTCAAGCGTGACCGAGCAGACATCCTTCTTAACTGTCTCTAGGCGCTTTCTGGCGCTCAGGTGGTCGGTGACGACAAAGTCCCCGTCAAGGATGAAAAACCAGTCGCCCGGTTCGGTGAGCTTCTCGCCCAGCCGGAACATGTGCTGGCGCTTCTCGCACTCGTTGCCCTGCCAAACCGTTTCGGGCACGTAGAGCTCCAGCTCAAGCCCTGCCTGCTTCGCTGCCCTGCGGATCGTGTCGTGTCCGCCGCTTGAGGGCTTGCCGTTCGGGAACAGCGCGTATGCGCCGTCGACCGCGACAAGGCCATCACAGAAGCCTTCAAGGGCGAGGATGGCCTCTTCGAGCATCTCGTCGGTCTCGTCGTAGAACGAGAGCAGCGCGACAACCTTCATAGCTTGACCTTCATGGACGGCGAGTCCATCTCGCGCGCCCAGGCGACCCCCGGCTTGCACTCGCCCGGGGCGCGAAGCTCGCGGCCGGTGCAGGCGTCGATGTAATCAGCGACAAGGTTGCGTCCAGCGACGTGCCAGTGCATCGACGTCGTGCCGAATCTGCCCGCGTTTATCTCGGTGAGCTTGGGGATGCCGTGCTTGTCTTCGCGCACGTCGAACATCAGGACGCCGTTGGCGGTGCCTGGAAGCGCGTCGACCACGCGGCCAGCGAGGGCGCGAAGCGAGACGCTGTCGATCGTCACCTGAAGGTTGGCGGTTGAAGCGATGCGGGCCGGTGAGCGCGAGGCGCCGTGAAGACGCAGACGCTCTTTCATTCCGCAAGCGACCAGCTCGCCGTTCTTGTAGACCCCGGTGAAGCTGAGGTCCTTGCCCGGGAGACGTTCGGAGATCATCCACTCGCTGCGCGCGACACCGAGCTTGTCGTGATGGCGAAGCCAAGCCTCAGCAATAGCGGCGTCATCGACGGGCAAAGCGCCCGAAGAGCCGGCCCCCGTCCTGAGACGCATCCAGCAATCCCCGCCAAGGCGCTCAATGACCTCGGCCAGGTCAGTGTTCTCGTTGATGCCGATAGACGCAGGGGCGTCGGTTCCGACACATTCCGCGGTGCGCAGCTTGTCAGCAGCTACAAACAGCGCGGCACGGTCGGGCAGGAGCGTCGGAGCGGCTATTTCGTGCTGGTGACGGGCGAGCCACTGCACTTCCGAGTCGGGCTGGGCGTGAACCATCTCGCAGCCGTAGTGATGGCAGAGGTCGTTGATGACCTGCGGATCGCGGTCGGGTTCAACGAGCTGCTTCCAGCGGCCCCGGGACAGCTGAAGGCTTACCGGATCAACATCTACCCCGAGGGTCTGGTGCCCGCACTCATAAGCAGCGCGCGCCCAGTTGATGCCGGCCGGTCCTCCCGCCCCCAACAGGAGGAGGTTCACGGAACTAGCGTCCGGCGGACTTCAGGATCTGCCGGCCAAGCTCAGAGACCGGATCGGCCTCGGTAGGAGCGGTAGCGCGGGCACCCTGATCTGCCGGAGCCGGAGTCTTAGAGCCAGCCAGGTGCGGCTTGCTCTCCAGAAGCTCGGTGACGGCCTTATCTACGCCGGCAACCTCGCCATCCTCACCGAGAAGGTCCTTGCCGCTCAGAAGGGCGACGATGTCCTCCGGGTCGATCGCTCCCTGACGGGAAGCCTCAGCGATGATCGCGGAGCGCACCTGCTGCTGCTTGGTGGACTCTGCGAGCCGGTCGCGCTCGGCCTCGGCCTTCTCAGCGCGCTCGAGGAGCTTTTCGAGCTCTGACTTCTGCTCTTCTTCGATCTCGTCGAGCTTGGCGGCCTTCTCTTTGAGGGCCTCGTAGTCGGCAAACTTCTCCCGCTCACGAGCCAGGCGGGCGCCAAGCTGCGCCTCAAGCTCTTCCTGCGTGAAGGTTCGTACCTCTTCCTTGACCTCGGGCGTCTCCGCCTCGTGGTCGAAGGGCTTCTCTGCTTCTTCCGACATAGCGTCGTCCTTTCCGCCTTGCGGCGTGATTCCGCCCCGTTGGCCGCCGGGCGTTACGCGGTAAGACTTGAAAGCGGCGCTTCGGTAATCGCCACCCGTCCGCCGTCAAGGGCGTAGGGCTCCTTGACCACGAGATCCTCAAGCGGCATCCCGTCGCGGATCAGCTGAGCTTTTTCGGCGCCTCCCCTGCCGTCAAAGAGAGCGTCTTGCTCGGCCTTGCTCTTGCTGTCGAAGATCTCCTGGCCGGTTGGGCGCTGGTAGCGCTCCTCAACCCCGGCGACAACGGGCTCGGCTGTGCAGTTGCAGTTTGGGTGCTCTGAGAGGTCCTCGGAAGGGTCTAGAACGTCGCCAGTGACAAGCGCCAGGCACGCTCCGCAGGCATCGCCCTCGGCCACCCGTGTCCAGCCGCGAATCTCGCCTCTGCGTTCCATGATGTCGGTCAGCGCCTGCCTTCCAGCGGCGGCAACAGTGGTGGCGGTGATGCGAGCCACTCGAGCAACCCCGAAAGCCACGGCGGCGTTCATCGGATAGCCGCCGGCAATCCCGCGCTTGACCGAGTAGACGGCGGGCTGGAGTGCCTCGTCAAGCGGGCGGCCGAACTGATCGAGCGACGTGTACTTGTCGTCGGCTATTGACAGCGGCGGCACGCGCTTGCCGAGCTCGCTGGTGACAAACCTCGTGGCATAGGCGTCCGCGAGGCGAACCTGCCTCGAGCGGGCGGTGTTGATGACACCGACGGCGAACGGGACGAAGAGCTTGAAGTTTGCGTCCAGGTTGTCGACGCGGACGATCTCGTTGAAGCCGCGGCCAACTTCCCGCGAGGCGGCACGGTTTGTCTTGATGAACTCGCTGCGGTAGCGGCTGGTGATACCGAGGGAGGCTCTACGCGCCGGCATTCGGATCGACCGGGAGCCCCTGAGCGGTCGGCAGCAGACCCATGTCCATCGCCTGCTGCTGCAACATGACCTTGAACTGCGCAATCTGCTGCGGCGAGTAGCCGGCGTCGGCCCACAGCTGCTCCTGCGGAACACCGATCGACATTTTCTTGACCAGTGAGTCGACGTATTCGCTCTCAGAGCGCGTCTCGGCCTGCTTCCAGTCAACCTCAGCCATCTCGGCGTCCGCGCCGGCCTGATTGCCCTCAATGGCAAACCCGAGGCGCATAGCGGCCTCAATGGACTCGCCGTAGGAGCGCTGCTTGTCGTGAACGCGGTTAGCCAGCCCGGACTCGGCGGCCTTCAAGGCGTCGCCGGAGACGTTGACGATCCCGCCGAGCAGATAGTGCGGTGGGGTGCGCGTGCGGGCTGAGAGAGACTGGATGCGCTGCTCAATTGCCTTGGTGTAGTTGGAAAGATCGTTGGCGCCGAACTCCCCAAACTTGGTGTCGGTCGACGGCGAGACCCACAGGCGGTTAACGGCGTGGTCAAACGGCTGTATCGGCTCGCCCGTTGCCTCGTCGAACGGGATCTCAAGGCCCGTCGCCCAGCGCTGACGGTAAGCGCTGACCTCGCTGGCGACCATCATGTCGCACAGAAGCTTGTTGATCTGGTCCTGCGTGCTGATGACGTCCGCCAGGTCGCTCCGGCCGAGCCCAATGGCGGCCGGCGGAAGGGAGTGCGGCTTTGCCAGCAGCGACGAGGGCGGGTAGCTCGGAAGCATCGCCGGGTTATTGACGACCGGGATGACCGGCACGACACCCAGCGGGTTGACCTCAGCGGAAAGCTCGCCTCGAGCGGTCCAGTTGCCCTTCTGCTCGCGCTGGAAGCGGTAGATGGCGTCCGGGAGGAACAGGGTGCCGTAGATGACGCCGTCCTCGCCCATCCACTTCTTCAGGGCGGCGGCGATGTTGCGGCGGTTGCCGGCCTCGCGCTCAACGATGACCTGGGCGGGGTGCTCAACGGTTATCTCCGCGCGGGGAGATGAGTTGCGCGAGACGATGGGTCCGGAGACGCCCGGGCGGTCCTGTCCCCACCAAACCATGAGGTAAGCCTCGCCGTGCTTTGAGGCTTCGGTGAAAAGGAGAGCGGAGTCGCTGTCCAGGTCGTTTTCCTGCCAAAG